AGATACATTTTCATAAAACTATCATTATAAATCTGTGTAAATGATGCTGGATCTAACGCTCTGTAGCACTCAAGAACGAGATAGTTACCCGCACTTTGAGATCCCCAATCAATATCAAGATATAATCTATCTTGTCTCTTATTAAATCTTATCTGTTTGTCTGTAGTTAAAAGAAAATCAATATCTTCAAGATATGATTTTGTCATTGAATATTGTAAAAGTTCAACTGAGTTAAAATAATAGAGATCATTTAAGAACAGTTGATACTTAATACTAAACATTCCTCCAGAGATTGAACTGGTATCAAATCTAAAGATTCTTTCAACACCAATTACAGAATCTGGAACTTGAATATAGTTTGATGTTTCGTAGAAGTTAAACGTTGTGGTTCCATATCCAGTTATGGTAGAAGAACCTGTAGTAGTTACAATACCTACTCCATTAGTTCCTGCTGCCTTCCCTCTATCAATATCATCTTGAGATATTTGATATTTCAAATACATTTTTTCAACGCCGTCAAAATGACGTTCATTGAAATATTGAATGGCATCATCAACTAGATCATCAATCTGATCGTCATCAACGTTAATTTCTAATACTGGTGCGCCTAACTGGCGAAGGCAGTAATCGATCAGTCCTTGTCTAGTTGATGGTTTTGCCATATTACTTTGACCCCTCTTCTAACTTTTGTTTCAGGTCGGCGTTTTCTGCTAATAATGATTCAATATGCTCTTTATAATCATTAGTCAAAGTAGTTAACTTTGCCTCTAATAAAACGTTTTGATTTGTCGCTTGTGCTAGTTTTGTATGATATATTTTCATCAAAACATTAACATCCACTTCACTTTGATTTTCCATCTATTAGAAATTGCCTCCGTCCAATGTTGAAGTCCAAGTTGGTTTATTAGTATATATTACAGTAACACCACCGCTTGGTATTGAAGATAGGTCAGAAATAAATCCATTTTGTCCTTCTCTTCTGAGATTATATGCAGTGCTAAATGTTCCTTCGACACCAATCAAATCCACGGTTGTGGAAGAAGTTACAGAAGATTCAACGATACCATAAGCACCACTGGTGTCTTGTCTGATAATATCACCAGCACTTGCTGTGATAGCACTACCCAAACTTAATGTATTTTTTGTAACCGCAGTTAATACCTGCTTAGATGTTACAATTGGTGCAGCAGGATTGTTTGTAGATCTTTGTAATCCAGTATCATCAAAGTATACAACACCATTGGTGCTAAAATCCCCAGATTGGTAGTAAATACCTTTAACATCAAGGAAACCTTTGGTTCCAGAAACAACGCTATTTGTGATGCTAGCATCTGGAATATAAGTCCATCTTCTGCTATCATCGGCGTGAGTTCCGTGAGTCAGTGTAGTTACAGTGCTATCTGCAATAGAACTGTCATCTAAACCGAAGAAACCAGTTTTATTGTTTGAAGTTCCAACACTAGTATTATATGAATATGAAACACCTCTATCAGTATTGGTGTCATATGCATGAGTAATTGTCAGTTGTGCTGTTGTAGCAATACCAGAAATAGTAGCATCAGTTAAGGTGATGATCTTATTTACTGTATCGTATGCAGTAACAGTATTAGCAGCACCAACATTGAGACCTGCATTTCCACTAACAATGTCACCAGTATTGATTCCAACAACAGAATCAAGTCTGATTGTACTTACACCAGATACAACGGTTTCCATAACCGTTCTGACACTGGTTACATCACCAAGGTGAATGATTGGATCATTTACCGTTGCTGTTGTTGAGTTGACCTGAGTTGTAGTACCATCAACTTGGAGGTTTCCCTTGATGATAACAGTTCCTTCATTACTTAATCCATCGGGATATGGATCAAGATAAAGTACATCATTCGAAACAGTGGAGATGACATTATCTTCCAGTTTGATATTATCAAATACTGCGTTTCCGCCAACATTAATGTTTCCACCAACATTCAGATTCTTTTCAATACCAACGCCACCTTCTACTACTAAAGCGCCAGTATCTTTATCATCAGATTGTGTAGTATCTCCAATGACGATTTGTACTCCACCATCGAAGAACCAATCGGCACCTTCGATTTCAAATCTATCATCGGTTGTTTCATCATAACGCATTCCTACGTTATCATCATTACCAAAGGTCAGATATGTATCGTCGGGAAGTCTTACACTACCGATTCCATTGGGATCAAGATTAATATCACCATCGGTATCAGTTGATGATATTGTATTTAAATCTATTCTGAGGTTATCTACGTTCCACTGATCAACTTTCAGTGAAGAAGCGCCTCCTAAACCGCTGTTTGTTGCAGGTGCCATCACCGCAACAACACCGTTATCTTGGTTTCTAGTATTTTGGACTCCAGCAACCTCACCAGGTTGATGTTCCATCATAGAGGTGTAGTAATAACCACCAACAGGGTTGGCATTAGTACCATCATCACCGAGGAAAATTCTATCCTTGTATTGGTTTAAACCACCATAACTACCGATACCAGTTACGTATCCAAATTCGCCCCATTGTAAAGTAGATGGTTTATTAGTACCCGAGGATCTTTTGATCCTGATAATACTTGCCATGTCAGAAATTTCCTCCGTTGATGTCTAAATTCTGTGTTGCGCCTGGTGTGAGTTCCAACGTTGCTTCCCACTTTCTAATGGAACTGTTATAAACCAGTACCATACCATTTTGCAAATTAGTAGCACTAACATCACTAAGTTCAGCCAAAGAAAGTCCTTGGGCTCCAGCAAGAGATGATATAACTTTTACTGCTGGTTGTTGACCTACTCTGACTTTAATTTCAGCCATTTATATACAGATCAGGATCTAAAGTATATTTATATTGTTAGGATCCCATCAGAGCAGCGACAACTTCTTGCTGCTTAAAATAAAGTTTTACATATGACTTTGCAAGATTCCTCAAATCTTGTACAGAGTCTACGTTGTCAATCTCCGATGCTATTTTGAAATATTCAAAACTTTTGGTGAGATTTTCAAGTTGAATTTTATCTGGATCCATTTGCTAATTCCTTTAATAGAGATTTGATTTCTTCAATATCACTTTTTATTTTATTAAGTTCATCTTTTTCTCTCTGCTTTTGTTCTTTCATTCTAATATAGTTCGAATAAGCAGATTTGTCTGTATTGACAATAGCACCAGTGAACCTGTCCCTGAACAGGTTACTGTATCCTTCAACTGGTATTAGATCTTCACTGTTTTCCATATTATGCAAGGGCGATTGCTCTGAAATCTTTCAGTTTTACAGGGGTCGACTCATTTGTTGAGGAAAGAACAACTTTGATAACGAAAGCATCAAACTGCTCCAAGTTATCTGCGGTGAACTGATATTCTGAGAATGATTCAGTATTGTTAGGTGCAACAAAAGCATCTGCTCTGCCACTATTCTTATTTGGATCAATAACTTCATCACCAAAACCATCACCATCAGTATCTTTCATATTATCATATCCAGGGAAAGGAACAAACTTTTGAGTGATTTCACTAGAATCTGCCTTAAAGAGTTTGTAGAAAACTCTGAAGTCTGCATTTTCTTGTCTGTTTGCGCCAATGAATATCTTCAAACTTGTTGCTGGTTGCTGTAAACCAGTCATCTTTGTAACAAATACTGCACCGTGAGGATCACTATTAACTTCATTAGATCTTGGATCTTCAACATAATCATCAATTGGATTATTAGTTTTATTTCTACCAAGAATGAAAGTGGAGTTTTGAATATCCATTACAGGTGATAGGTTTTCATTTTCAGTTCTAAAGTCTACACTCATTGTGAGTGATTTATTTGATGGGAGATTTGTCAATCTCGTGACTTCATTGACTCTAGAAGCAACCATTCTAGGCGTGTTAAAGTGAAGAACTCTATTCAGAGGAACTGGTTCAAACCCTTGATCGATGAATGAAACTTCATTTCCACCAGCACTTGTTCCAGATATTGTTCTGATTCTGCTATTTGCAGAAGTTCCTTTGCCTGGAGTGATCAAGTTAAATACTGGTTCAATAGTACTAAACTGATGGTTTTGTGAGATTCCAACAGTCTTTCCACCAAATCCTTTCTGTGCTTGGAAGTTCAACATCGATCTTCCACTAGATCTATTTGTTGGAGTTGATCTGTTGAACTCCAAGTAATAGTTGTCAAGATCAGAACTCTCGTTCTTATAGTACGTTGCTGGAATATCATGAGAAGTGTTGATTCTCATCAGAGAAACACCATTAACTTCATATGGTTGAATAAAGTCATCGGTTGAGTGATCAATCTTAACCGTACCATTCAGATTTCTTCCATCAATGGTAAGAGTTCCTGCTCCACCAGAACCAGCACTAATATTGCTATAAGAAACAACTTCATTCTGAATCAATGCATAACCGCGACTGGTTGTGATTCCTTCAAATGTTGCAAATACTGAGGTGTTCGCAACTGATACAGTTGTATCATTCAAACCAAATGCGCCAGTCAGTGCAACTCTTTCTCTATCTGGAGAAATATCATTGATTTCAATCTTGTTATTTCCGCCGTGATGTGCGTGATTGTATTGCTTCACTCTGAAAACATTTCCAGAGAATCTATCATCAATCAAAGTCGAAGAACCATTTACACTTGCTGAAGTAGAAGTTCTTGTTGCTTCATTATTTTGGTCTGTGTAGTAAACGATTGTTTCGGAGTTGGTAAAGTTTTCACCCTGAACGCTTGTTAAGTAGATGGTATCAAAGGTTCCGTGCTCCTTCACACTAACTCTTGCTCCAGATCCACCACCAATATTGGAAGTGGTGATTCCTAACGTTTCACCATTTACATATCCACTACCACTGGTAGTAACGTTAATAGTAGTAACTATATTTCCAGAAACTGTGACCGTTGCTTGTGCTCCAGATCCTTTTCCAGTAAGTGAGAACAAAGGAACAGCAGTATGAGTTCCATTTGGATATTGATCACCAGCAGTAATAATATTGATGTTTCCAGTTCCTGTTGGAATTGGACCACCAAGATTTTCAACAATACCTGTGATACTTGGCGAAGATCCTTCACCAATCTTAACTCCAGGAACAATATTTGCAATCTCTGTAGCAGTGACTCCACTAACAGGGAGTTTCAGTTTTCTTGGTAAACCTTCAATTGGATTCTCTTGGAGTGTGGAAGTATTATCTCCGCCAGGAGTAATATCAGAGTTATAGAATGTAAGTGTTCCAGATGGAACAAACTTTGCTTTATAAAGTTTAAACGTCAGATCTTGATACTGACTTGGAGTCCAAATAGTACCATTCTGAGACTTAAAGAGAGATCCTCCAATATACTGTTTGGTAACAACAACATTTTGAACATCGGGAAGATTCTGTGTTCTAACAGTCTTCTTGCCCATCGTAGCAGTCCACATCTCATATCCATCAGATGCAGGTGAAAGAATTACGATTGCATATTCAGTGTCTGCTTCCAGATAAACTGGAGATGGGAATCTAACTCTAGTTGGAACTGGTTCGAATGGATTTGCCTCATTGATATTGATGTTTTCAGGATTTAAGGCAACCTGAGTAAAGTCTTGGACAAGGAACGATGTTGGTGTTCCAAGTTCAACAGTTCTAAGTTCAACATAGATCTTTGCACCAGGATCTTTGGTTGCAAAATAGAGATCAAACGATGTGAGGAATGCGCCTCTACCATCAACAGTAAATGATTGTGCAAGAGGATCTCTATGAGGTGCCTTAACCTTAACATTAACCTCAGTTGGTTTTGCTGCAGGTTTGGGTGGATTTCTAACAGAAACGCGACTTGTTTCTTGCTTAAGAATGGTTCCAGAACCGCTATAAGTTCCAAGTGCTTCACTAGCAAACACTGTAGAACCTGGGAGTGGGGTAACACCAGGAGGAACTGCAGTAACTTTTACAGTTTTAGTTCCACTCTTGACCTTAACTGGTGGTGGTGGGCTGCTATTTGGATCTCTGAAGAAGAAGTTGGAAACAATATCGCCCCAGTTATCAGAAACTAATTCTGCTCTAGTAATAGTTGCAATTGCACCGCTTGTTCTACCAACAACTTTTGCACCTGTAGTTACATACCCATAATATTTTTCTTCCGTCGCAAGTGCTCTTACACCAAAGTTGATAAGTTTAGATGTTGGAGAATAAATCGTCCCAGGTGCTGGTCTCGTTCTATCATATGGATCAACACTATATTCTTCAACAAGAACAGCAGGAGATCCTAAACCTGCACCAATGTCAGGTCTGCTGGTATCACCAAACTTATGATTTGGTCTTTGTACTCTGATGAAACCGATTTTTCTTCCACCGTGATAGATGTCAGCATCTTCAAATACTTGGAAAGTGCCAGAAACCATATTGATTTCACAAAGTTTTGGTACAAGGTCAACTTGCTGACTATCAAGATAATGATAGTGTTTTGTAAATGGTCTTAATCCATTTGCATTAAAGTATACGTTTCTAGAACGCATAAATGGATCTGCATTTCCAGAAACCTTTACGTCTTCAACATAATTAAACTCTCTTGCAGGACCTTGAAGTTTTGGTTTGTAAGATGTAGTTGTAGTTGTGGTTGTGGTGGTAAATGCTTTGGTTTTCTTTTCACCTCTACCACCACCTTTCTTATAAGTTACATACTCAGTTTGATTATCAACATCAACATTTACTTTCGCTTCCTGTACCCAATCAGCACCTGTTGATTCAACTCTATGATCATCAATATAGATTGTTCTTACCCAGTTATCTGATTGTGGATCTAATGCAATACCACCAACAAATACAATAACGTTGAATGGGTTAACGTTTTCTACGTTAGTTGCATGTGGTTGATTAATCCAATCAACCTCTTCATACGCAAGTGTTAAAAGATCTCCAGTCTTTTGAATATTTGGATCAAGCAGTTTTAAGTTCTGAGACAAATCTGCCTTTGTTTTATCAATTCCTGGATCAAGTGCCAGTTCTGCTTGCATAGACCAGAAATCTACTGGAGCAATAGCAGTGGCACCATTTTTACTTACATCAATAGTTGTATATCTTGGATCTGCCAATGACTTATCTCTAAAGTCACTAACGATAAATCCAGACTTGAATCTATTCAGACCATTTGCATCGGTTACTTCCAAAGATTTTGCATTCAGTTCCAGCATTGTCAAGCTGGTAACTTCCTCAAGATTTTCAATTCTTTCCTCAAGTTTCGCAATGTCGCGCATTGTGAATCTTCTGTTATCGCGCAGTAAGATTCTTGGATCTTTTGCAGGATTATAAAGATATGCAGGAAGACTGATTTGTGCAATCTCCATTGCATCATCAGCAAGAACTGGTGCTTGAGGAGTATCGTTTGGTTCGCCCTGAACAACTTCAACTTCACCAAGACGATTCAGTGTGAGTAAATCAATTCTTGGTTGATAATAACCATATCCAAGAGTTGAGGTTTCATCTGGTGAGATAATATATCTGTAAGTGGATTCATAAGATCTGCTACTAAATGCAAATGGAGATGCATTTGTTGTAGAAGGATCAAACTCAGTAACTCTTGGTCTGAAATCAAGAACATCAGACATACTAGTTCCATTTGGAACTGCTGGGATGTCTGAAGTATATCTATCGCTTGTATATGAGTTTACAGTGAAAATGTCTCCACTATTTCCTGCAGAAACCTTATAATGATCTAAGATAATCAAGAGTTGCTTAGAAGGAACTGCACTTCCCTGCTTTCTTCTGATTCTTGAGTAATCGCAGTACTGATTCTTATGCCCCTTGTCTAAGATATAGTTCTTAGTTTTATCGAGATAACTTCCCTTTGTAATCTCTTGTATTATTGCCTCAATGGAAGAATCTTTAAACTTGACAGATTCGCCAACTTCAAATGTATTTTCATTGAGATATACAAAATCAACAGATGTTGATGTTCTATTAACTACTTGTGCAACTGCTCTGCTATCCTGACCAACTAGTTTTTCACCGATGATTGCATTTTGATCCAATGCCAATCCAGTAGCAAAAGTCAACTTATCTAAAACTGGAGCAGAAGTATTTGTTGATTCGTAAATAGCACGAATGTTTACAACATCAGGAATATTCAGTGAAATTTCTTCGTCTTCGATTCTCAAACCATAGTAAAGACTTGTGGTAAGACCCGCAGCAGTTGAAGCACCACTTGTTCTAGTAACAGATACTTGCTTGCTTCTTACAAAATCTTTCGATTTGTTTGTAACGTTTGCTTTTTTAAGGGTAACAATAGCAGTTACATTGTTTGTTTGTGATGCGACAAGATTTGTGAATGTTACAGATCCTCCATTTGCACCTAGTGTAAACTGATCACCAGTTAGATTTTCTGTTGTTCCGTCTGCATAGTGGATTGAATATCTTTCAGCATCAAACGACTCAAAAAATACACTACTAATGCCTGCAGAAGAATCTAATACATCAGCAGTTGTGATAGTAAGTTCTCCACTAACATTAGTTGTTTGACCAGTAATCTGCCTAGTAATAGTCAGTTCTGACTGTGCAAGATCAACGGATGAAATATTAACTCTTGGAAGTTCTGAATAAAGTCCAGATGCTTCAATACCTTTGATCCTTGGAGCCATGATTCTAAAAGTAGAATCGCCATTATCAACATTTGCTCTTGCAACGCCAACAACACTAGAATCCAATGCTGCTAATCCAATTGATGTTCCATTGGCAGCAATAGAGTCAATTCTATTGAAGTTTAGATCATTTTGTCCAGCAGTTTGATATGCAACAATTGCTTCCGTTTTAATACCAGTTACACCAGAAAAATATCTTCCTGGAACAGCACCAGTATTTCCACCACTAACGGTTAACTTATCAGTAATAGAAAATTTAGGTGGTAGTCCTGGATATAAAACTGCGTCGGCAATAAAGTCTCTTTGTAAATCCGTGTTTAAGGTATTTGAATCTTGCCATACAGATTTGATATCTTCAACACTATGAGCATTAACGTGTTTAATGCCTACTTTATACTCTTCATTTTCGTTGATGATTACTTGCTCACCAACTAAAAATGTTCCAGATGTTTGGGAAAGACTGAATGCTGCACCATTTGGTTTTGCTGCAAGATATCCAGTTGCTCCACTAGAAAGACCTCTTACAAATGAAGTAAGTGGTACTTCCGAAGTAGAATATTCTTTACCAAGATAAAGTGTTGTGTATGTTTGAATATCATAGAGATATAGATCCCACTGCGTAGATGCACCAGTATAAGGAGCATCGGAAACTCCATACCAGTATATTCTTGCCTCACCAATCTTCAGACCAGTTCCAGCATCAATTGTAGAAGTATTTCTTCTTCTATTATAAAGTGAGATTGTGTTATCTCCACTTCCAGTTGGAGAACCAATATTTAAGTATGGTACGCCATATACATTATTGACCTTGAGTAAACTTCCCATTGAAAATGGGACTACTGCAGTATTAACTTTCTTGGTTGTTCTTGGTTTTGGAACATCTACAATTGTTGATCCTACCAGATCAATATCAAATCCCTTAACGTATGCTGTTCCGGCAGAAACTCTGACACACATTAAATCATCGCTAGGATCGTTTCCTTGCTCAGTTTTTTGACCCTCTCTGTAAAGACCTCCATTACCAGTTTCGTTGTTTAATGAGTTAACAACATCTACTTTAAATGGATCAATAGCATAGTTTCCAGACTCTTCATAAGTTCTCTTTGCAAAGTAGTCTTTGATTACACTATACTCAGACTTATTCTGGAGTTTTTTGATTTCTCCCTGATCAACTTTAACAAGTTCTACAAAGTTTGTATCATCGAAATCTAAAAGATTCTTCTTAGCCAGTTTAACGCTGATTTTAAGTCTATCTGCGCCTGGAGCAGCGTAGTTAGTAAATCCTTTAGCGTTATCGTTAAGTGATGGATCAATATCGGAGTTGACTACTTCCTCAACAATATCGAATCCAACTCTATATGATGGTTCGTTATTATATGGATCGAGGACAATTTGTGATGTTGGGACATCTACAAACACACCTCTAATAAAATATACACCTTCAGAAACACCTACAGCATAACCAGTTGCTGTTGCATCAACAGAGAAAACAGTAAGTACTGTATCTCCAGCATTTAAGGTAGTATTGCCGTAAGTTACGTTCTCTTCAAGTATTAATGTTTCTTCGTCTTCAAAGTTTACTGTTTCGCCATTATCTGCACCGTCACGATACTTGACGAATAAAGTAATCTCTTCTACTCCTTCATCGGGAGGAAGTAAATAACCCTTCAGTGTTCCTACAACACCAGAGTTTTGACCACGTACCTTCGCTCCTTTACCGTTGTTTGCAGTAACAACAGCATCAAGGTATACTGTGATATCAATACCTAAATGATCTGGATTTACCTTTACAGTTGTAAATGCATTATCGCAAGTAACCCCACCAGGGATTACCATAGATCCTTCTTTAAAAATATGACTTCCAAAAGACTCTAATTGATTTTGTAAAATCGATTGAAGACCTGTAAGTTCTCTTGCCTGAACTGGGAATCCAGGTTTAAAAAGAACCCTATAAAAGTTATCCTCCTTATCAAAATCATCATAATAAGGATTTACATTGAGATTCGTCTTTTGTGGCATTTTTTAAAATTCCAGTATAACTTTAATGTCTTCTTTTTGGCGGAGGTTCCTAGCAATGCTAGGTCTGTTATCAAGATAGATTAAGTCTCCTGATCCTTTATTTATTTCAGGAGATGCCAACCCATTTGTAAAGTTAACACCAAGATTGATTAACTTGGTTCCAGTTGGATTTGTGGTAATACCAGCAAATCCAGTATCAATGGAAGCAGTAAATCCAGATGACTGACCTCTAATCAGGTTTGAAGATGATTCAAAGGTGTATGCTCTACCATTAGTAGAGATTCCAACATAATCTTGCTGATCAAATGTTGTTTGGTTGTAGTAGAGAGAACGATCTCTAAAATACTTCAAAACACTTGTTTCACTGTCCCAAGAAGCGACATAACCATATGCCTTTCCTGTTCCATTAACAACTAACTGCTCAATCTTTTCACCCACAGAAGGTGTTCCAGTGATGGATGTAAACTTAACTGAGAACAATCCAGTAAAAGTATTTTCTGTGTAGATTTGATCAGATCCAATAGAAGTCGGATTCTTTACAATACCAACTTGAGCAAAACTAGTATCAACTGGGAAATCCTTTGTTGAATCATCAAATCTTGCATATACTAAAACTTTGTCAGTTCCAAGTTCGGTATATACATCATATCCGTGCCCTTTTGATGGTGGTATTACTGGAATAAGTTTTGCACTAGTTCCTGTTGTATTTGAGTTGATAGAACCCAAATCAACAAGAGCATAACTATAATCTTTGCCACCAGATGTAACTACTGTATTGGTGATTTTTCCACCTTCTACATCAACTCTAACTCTTCCTCCAGTTCCGTCACCAATAATGTTTAATTCTTGACCCAAACCATTAGAATAGTTTGCGCCAGAGTTTTCAATATAAACGGTTTTGATTTGATTTTCGTTTTGTGACGAATCTGCTGCTTCTCTTATTGCTCTGATCTGAGAATCAGTCGATGTTTGCCATGCATTTGGAACCGTAATATATTCGGTAGAATCAAACTTAATAATATCACTTGGTGATATAGTGAACAAATACTTCCAGATATATCCGTCTCCACTATCACCCGCTCTAGATGGTTCCAGATCAGTAAAGGTTGGTTCATCTTGAGAAACATTTCCTTTTGGATTGCTTCCGCTTGAACCATTTTCTATGCAAATGTAAACTCTATAATCAGAGTTCATTACATAATAGTTTGCATCATACAATCTTGATGCATTTGTCAGAGGTGATGGATTGAGAATGCTGTAATCATTTCGATACATTTCGTATCTACTTCCAGATGCCCAATCTATTCTTCTGACAAGTCTTCTAATATTTGCCGAGGTTATCCTTTTTCCATACAAAGAAACATCTCCAGCGTGACTGTTGTAAGCAAAGTTATCAACAGGTGCTGGAGGATTTAAGTTCCATGAAGTAGATCTTCCAAAACCAACTGTGGTTGGATTGGCAAGATTTACCGTAATGTAATAAGAGTTGGAAGAAGATTCAACTGACTCTACAAAATTACTGGCATTCAGAATTCTAAACTGATCAGTAACTATCGCTGACATTTTTTATCTTTTTTATGTATTTATAGCTTGTTATAGCAAGTTAGAACGTTTTCTAATAGCACCACTGTTCCTTAGTCCAAAGGTTCTTCTCTGGATTGTTGGGAAGGTTGATAAACCAGAATCAACGGTCAACCCAGTAACTCCAATAGAAACTGGATTAGTTCTCAAATCGTAATTATATATTCTACCCCAAGAAATATTTCCTAGTGGCATTGTAGTTGATCCTTCAGTGTTAAGACCAATGATAGAACTATTAGTGTGAACATTGCAGATTATCTCTGCATCAGGTCCAAAACTTACCTTAGAGTTAACGATATAAACATTGTCTAAGAACAATGTTCCGATTCCAACAATGGAAGAATCTTCACTGTTAACGGAAGTAACACCAGTTCCAACAGTTGTGTTGTAAACAAGCAGTGGATAACCTGCTTGAAGATCATTGGCATCTGATGCATTTGCGCGGAAGTTTATCTTCAGTGCAAGTGGATGTCCATTTGTTCCTGTTGTTGTGCTGATTCCGGTTATGATTCCAGAGAATCCTTGAATATTCTGAATATTGGTGATAGTTTCTTTGGTAAATCCTGGAACTTCAACAATAACTTGTGGTGGATTAGTGCTTGTATAACCCAAACCAGGATTTGTAATCGTAACCGAAGTTATAGATCCTCCAGAAACTGTTGCTGTTCCAGTTGCAGTTGATCCAATACCAACACCGATGATAGATGGTGCTGAGAATTTAACAGGTACAGATGTTGAGTATCCGAGACCTGCATTTGTAACTGTAACCGCACTTACTGTACCTGCCGCAGAAACTGTTGCAGTAAATGCAGCAGAAACTGGATCACTTCCACCAATAATCATAGAATCGAAAGTATTGATGTTGATTCCATAATTATCTTCTTCATAGTTGAAGAACTGTGCATTATCCACAAATATTTCAGTTGTTCCGGAATCAATATCACCAATAATCTTTGCAGTTGGGTAGATGAATGGTTCGAGAGAATCTCTTACCTTATAAACAACCTGACCCTTGATGTACTTATCATTCTTTTGCTTAATCCAATCAAATGGTCTGAATGTTGTTTCATCTATTCCATTACCAACGTAGATATCGGTTTCGATTGTATCAGATCCCAACAGATCTGCAATCGTTCTATCACGAGATTGATCTTCTGTTGTTGTATAAAGTGGGTGCTTTCTAACAAAAACTTCATCACCAATCTTGATTGATTCATTAACATCAATAACAGTAACATCTACACCATCTTGTCCAAGATAGAAGAAGATATCAACCTTATCCGATTCTTTTGGTGGTTCTGTGAAGATAAACGATGTTCCACCAGAGAACTGGTAAGCATATTTTGGTTGCTGAAGAACACCATTAACAAAAACAACAAGAACTGCATCAAGATCAATCGCACTTGAGAGAGGATTATTAGGATCAACCTCAAAACTCAATAACTGTCCATTGTAGAATAATGGGAACCTTGTTCTAGTTCCGTTTTGGAGGAATCTTGTGCTATCGATGTAGTCCATTTCTCCAAATGACCAAGAGGAGAACAAGTCATTAAATGTTTCAACAACTTCCAGTTGGAACTCAGATACTGGTTCGGAGAAATCTTTTGCTGTAACAAGTCCAACAACTTTAAGAACATCACCAACCTGGAAAGAATATCCAGGTCTTGCAACTTCAAAAGATTCAACCAAGAACAATGTAGAACCAATACCAACTGTGGTGCTTGCGGCACCAATCTTAAGATTCAGAAGAAGATTGCTTCCAGTGTCTGTGGTTGTTCCGATTCCAAGTCTTGATACGCCAGTAACTGACATATTTTCATAGACTGGTTGTGGAATCTCAATGTATGGTTCTGAATATCCAGATCCACCATCATTGATCACAAATCCAAGAGTTCCGCCAGCACCAACAACTGCAGAAATACTTGCTTCAGATCCATTGTGATTTGGATCAGTTACGCCAATGGAAACAGGATCTCTATATCCAGACCCACTATTCAGAGTAAAGTATTCATATACAGTACCAAATCCAATGTAATTGTGTTGGATTGTACTTGGACCAACATTAACTGCTATTGATGTATCTGAAAGAATATTAACAATGTCGTAAGAACGATCAACATAGTTTGGTTGATCCTCTGGGAAGTATGAGGTAATACCTGGGTTGGTTGGGCAAGTAAATGCAAGTCCAACAAGTTTTACTCTATCTCCACCACCAAATCCGTGAGGGGAATCTGTTTCAATTTGAATGATGCCAGATTCGTTATTATAAGATGCTGTAGAAACGCCCAAACTTGCACCAGTAATAGTAGTTCCGATGCTAATAATATCTGTTATAGTTCCAGATCCATCAAGAACTGCTCTAACCTTTGCACCGACAAGAGGTGCATATCCAAGACCAGGAGTAGATCCAAGAGAAACAATCAAACCCCCTCTTGGAAGTTGGTTTTGGTTAATATCAAACTCAGATTTGATAAAGGATCCATCTGTTGATGTGATACCAGTAAATACAACGCTAGAGATTCCAGCAACTGGATCATTTTCAAACTCATAGTTGTTGCCAGAGTTGTTAATAGTTGTTGGGGTTTGAAAAACGCCATTAATAAACAGAATTCCATTTCCAATATCAACACCAGTTGTATTGATTCCCTGAACAGTCATGGTATATGTTTTGCCAATACCAGTAAACTGATCGGAAATATCATCAAAGATCATATTTGTATCATAATCTGATCTCAGGAAAGTTCTGCCAGAATACTGTGCTTTAGCATATGGAAGATTACTTTCATTTCTTCTAGATCTGGTATTTCCTTTTGGTGGATCCGTGAACCATACCTCATTTCCTACAATGTTAATAGAACCTCTGTAGATCTGAACATTTGCTCCATCGTTATGGGAAACAGCAGTTGTTCCAACAGATGCTCTAACAACAGAAACCGTTGGGAATGTGGCAGCAGTACCAGCGGCAATGATACCATTGATTGGTCCAAGAATAGCACCACCAACATTGGTGCTAACTCCAACCTCAACAACCTTCATATACTCATCATCAATCTTAAGAATATCTCTTGGTTGGATAGAAGAGATTCCACTCAAGTTAAATGTTGCAATACCAGCAGAGATAGATCCACTATTGTATTGTAATGTATGTGCTAATGGAGTATATGTGATTGGTTGCTGAACAATACCATCGAGAGCGATAACTGTCTTAGACAGTTTCTTAGTCATCTCAAGTTCGTGTGCATTTCCAATGCCAACATCAGTAAATGTTACTGCAATACCTGCTTGAGCATAATCTTTACGTGTTGCTAACTTAAATGTATCTGGAGTAAGAGCAATTGGATATACTTTTTCTGGCAATCTATCGGTAACAACCCCAAGATAGTTTGCGGTTGCACCAATTCCCATTGCACTTTCTCCAATACCAATAAATGTTGATTTTGGAGTGTAAGTCAGTTCTTCTCCAGTATTGAAGAAGTGGTCGGTGATTGTGAATACTCCAGTTGCGGGATCGAGTTTAGTAGTGTCTGAAGGAGAGAATCTCTTTACATAGATTGGAGTATCCTCATGGAATAGCGTAAAGTTAACCTTATTTGCCCTTGGACCATTGATACCATCATATGCTGACAAGAACAATCTTTGGTTGGATGGTCCATATGAAAGTTGTCTTGGTTCATTGTCAAAGTCACTTAATGTGTAGAATACTTCATTGAATCCTTGAACTTCAACGTTATATCCAGAATCTGGGTAGAAGTTGAGGTAGAACTCACTACCAGAAAGATCGCCACCGAAAGTACCAAGACCAGAAGTATTGTTTACTGGTGCAAAAGGACCAGGAGAAACTATAACATCTTCACGGTCAAATACTATCGAAACTTGGTGGATTGCAGAACTACTTCCAGAAGAAACTCTTACAAGAGAAGATGCTGAGGTGATACTATTAATATCGAAAGTTCCTACTCTGATTGCCTCAGTTCCAAATCCTACTGTAGATTCGAATCTAGCACTTCTTTCGGATCCAGGTGGTTGATCACCAACTAAGAATCTATATGTTCCAATACCAGAAGTTGTATTTGCAAATCCAACAATATTTGCGCGAACATCCAGAGTATTAATAGTATCATTTTCTAATCTAAATGATACAATACCTGATGTTGAGTCGTATATTGAAGTTAAGATGCCAAGAGATGAAGAACTATAAGAACGTGCCTTTGTGTCAAAATAGTATTCACTCAGATAAGTGCTGTTCCCATCAAAATCAAGAACTGCTTCAACATAGTTTACATCTTTAGTAAATGTATTGGTGATTTCAATATTTGCAAACAAACCATTGAAGTTGCTATCAGAAACTTCAGCAATGGTTCCGATATTTGATGCAGAACCTATGCTAGTGATGCCAATAGCATTGGAACCAGTTAAGTTAACGGAACCAATAGTTTCTGTTCCCAATCCAGAGAAAGCATTAAGGAAAGTTTTCTTCAGAATTTTAATGTCATGGTCCCTATTGTAAATATCTGTTGGATAGAACAGTAAGGTCTTTCTTCCACTATCATCTACGTTTGCACTGAACTCTCCAAGTTTTTCACCTGTAAATGTTGTTGACTTCTCAAACACAATAGAGTCGAGAGTAGTTGTTTGAACTACCAACTCCGTTAACTGAGAGTCAAATGTATCTGCGTCAACAACCTGGATCAAATATCTTACATGAGTATCAGCAATATCAATCTCTTCAATCTCTACAAATGGATCTTCAAATCCTCTACTTGAGAACTGATTGCTAATATCATCATGAATAAGAACTCTGTTTGTTCTGCACTGGGTATAATCAGTAAGTTTTCTATTTTGAATCTTTAAGAACTTGGATTGATCTGGATTTGTTCTTGTGTCATAGTCTACAGTATTATCAAAGTTGTTAATAATATCAACTCTTCTTTCTCCAACAACATCCAAGATAACAACACTTTTTGTTGTTCCTGCAAGACCAACGCCACTGTTAGCAACAGATGTGATTCCAACATCAGCAAAGTTTTTCAAACCAGCTGGATGGAGAATGCTATTAACTGGACTCGAAGACTCTCTCCAAGTGATTGGACTCTTGATTGAATATGAGAGGTTCTGGTAGTAATCATTATTTGGAGTTACTTGATAATCTTCACTGATCTTACCAATATCATTTCTCCAACCAATATCCTTTTTGGATGAATAGTCGATAGTAAATTTCGCTCTATTACCATCTACACTGGTAACTTCTGCGATAACACCACTGACTCTTCCCTTAATCTTATCTCCCTTCTGTAGAGGATATCTGCCACCAATCTTAATATAATCATCTCTTACTGAAGAAACAAAAAGATCTCTTTCAAAATATCCAGTTCCAATATCAACAAACAACTGCTCCTCAATCTCAAATACTCCCCTCTTCTTAATAACATTGATTCTTGGGTAGTTGCTTTCATTAACAATAGTTGCATATCCAGATTGATAAGTTTTTGCAATACCTGGATTAGTTGTTAATCCAACACCATCACCGTCAACAAGAGCAAACTCAACTTTCGCTGGATTTGTGTTCAAGTACGATTGAACTGTAAAGAGTTGATACTTGTAGTTTTCGGAGTTATATCCTGTTCCGTTTGAATTTGGATCAAGTTCAATCCCTTCAACGAAAACTTTCTCTCCAATTCTAAACTGTGGAGATGAGAATCCTAATATAGGTGTCTTCAGAACACAAGTTGCAACTCCAGAATTGCTGGTTACCATAGAACTGATACCAACACCATTGGAGTTATTGATTGCAATGATGCTATGTGGTTCTGATTGCAATCCGTAGATTGGTGCAAGTTGAACTACATTTGATATTGATCCATTTGGAGCAGCTGCAAGTAAAGTAGTGCTATCAACAACTTCCTTTGTTGTGTTATTGATTAAAAGAAGATCTGGTGGATTCAGGTATTTTGCTCCACCAAATTCAATATCAATCTCATCAATAGTATCTAAGTTATCAACGTTTACGATTGGTGGTACAAATGCTTCTGGTCTCAGAGTTTTATCTGAAGGATAATCAAATCCAATATCCTTTATTCTTACACTGTTTACATTTCCAATAGAATCTGAGATTGGAATGAGGTTGGCATTAGTTCCATTCTGAGTTGTAACATTGGTAAACTTGGGAAGTTTATTAAAGTTGAATCCTTTAGATAAGATTTTTACTTTGCCAATGGATCCGTTAATAGCACTGGAAGATTTTGTAGAATATTCCAATACATCAGTTTGGTCTTTGGAGTAGAATAAAACGGGAGATATTCTCTGCGGAGAGATCTTAAAGGAAGTTGTAGAAATACCAAAAACTTCATAAGATCCATTATACTCACTATCAACATAGTTGATTTGCGAATAATTTGAAACATCAACATCTGATGTGCTGATGTAACCAGATTTTTCTAATGCATAGTATAGATTTGATGGAATATTATCTGTGTAGTTAATAACTGCAGATGCAGTTCCAAATCCTACAGTACCGACACCAACAAAGTTGAAATCTTGTCCATCCTTGGCACTTATAAACTCATTTCTCATCTCCTTATCATAGAAGATCTTGAACTCATAACCACGTAAAGAAGGATCGCCAAGATTAAATTTAAGATCAGAGTTTCTAACAACGTTGATCTTTGGATTGATCAGTGCAAAGGTATGGGACGTGTCTCCAGTTCCAACGATGTTTACTGTGTTTTCTGTATTTGGATTTGACTCATAAGAAGTTTCAGCAAGTCTAAATGTGCTGCTACTATCTCTAACAACATAATAAGAACCTGTTGTTAATCCAGAAGCAACTTCTGTGCTTGTATAATAAATCTTGTCTCCAGTCTTGTATCCGTGATCTGGAAGAGTGATCGTATTAGTTACAAGATCAATCTGTGTTGAGTTTACACCAACAGCATTAATCAGAAGTTTTTTCTCATCTGGTTCAAATGAAAGTGATAATGCTGCAGTTGTTCCAAGTCCAACAACAGTATTTGGTTTTACTGTGAGTTTGATTGTATCACCATTCTGCAGTCCGTGAGAAGATGCTGTGCTTACTGTTGTTATGATTCTATCAACATTTGCAGTAATCTGTGTGTGGTTAGATTGAAGTAGATATTCTGAGTTATCAGAACCATCACTATAGAAGAATAATCCCTCACTATTTGTTGTAAGACCAACTTGTGTTGTTAATCCAATATAATTTCTTCCTTTGTTAATGACATAAACATCAGAAGACAGTGCAAAGTTATCTGGAATGAAGAAAGTATTTGCGTTTGTTTCATCATCTCCAACAATAAGAGAATCTACACCAGCAAGATCGGACTTAGTAAAAGTTACTCTTTGTCCAGTCTTGAATGGGTGATTTGGTAGATATATGCTTCTATGTGGTATAGAAACAGTATCAGTTACATTACCTACAGTAAATGTTTTGGATACTGCTCCTCCAAGAGTTGTTCCAATACCAACAGAATCTTTAGCGTTGAAATAAACCAGATCATCACGCTTTGATTCAAATTTTTCTGTTCTTACTGGAATTCTAACTCTATCACTTAATGGATAAAGGGCGCTACCATACGTGTGAGCGGCACCAGCGGTTCCATATCTCTTGACCCTTAAAACACCATTCTGATAGTTGTTCAGAACCCTTACAACCTCATTTGCGCCAACATTAGAATCAATAAAGATACTTCCACCAATAGCAACGTTTGGTATGGACGAAACAAAAATATCCTCCGATATTCCACCTGGAGTGGAACTGTAAGATGTCATAGTATTGGCAAGACTGACATTTTCAGTTGTAAAACCGATTCTTCTTGATCCAGAAAGATTTACAACTGATGTCGATAATCCACTTACCAGAACAGCATCATTATTATTCAGATCAAAACCAGATCTATAATAAGCAGATACTTGTGTATTATCATCCCAAACCATAACAGAGTTTTCATATCTATCAAGAGATGTTTGGATTGAAAGTATATCTTTACCAATCAATTCTGAAATCTCTGCTCTAAGACCAATCCCACTAGTCTCAGATTGATTAAAGTTTACCGCTTCACCGATTCTATATCCAGATCCACCATCAACTACTTGAATGTCATCAACTTCACCTCTGGTGACAGATTCTATTACCGTAGTTTGTTCAAAAACTTCGTATGGTTCAATAAAGAAATCATAGTTTGCGTTTGCATCATTTACCTTATATGGGTAAGTATTTCTAACCAAATCCGAGTTATTAAAATCAAAAGTTTGATCTAACGTGTAGTTTTCTTCGATTAAGTTTGATCTAAAAGTTTCTCCAACAAAATATGGATAAGATGGTTCTAACTTATTAGATGTTATGCTAGTGGTAACACCTGCAAAGTAAGCATAAATTCCATTTGGAAACTCTGGTGTCTTACAGAATCTTCCGTTATGATCATCAAGATCTCCACTATTGGTATATTGATAATCTTCAATGAAAAATCCTGCTTGGAATGATGATGGTCTATTAGTAATAATAGAAGTGTTCAGAGTATATCCAGAATTAATGATTCTAATACCAGATTGAATATCATCGGGATCAATATATCCATATGGACCGTAGATTGGATTTCCGTCGTATGCCCACCCAATGATTGGAGAGTGTTGGGTTCCATCATCACCAAAGTTCGTTGCTAAGTCTTCGGAATATCCATACATTCCATAAACAACATAATCATCAGTCTCATTTTGAGAAATACTTGAGAATATTTTAGGTGTTCTTGTCTTTGAGTATTCGCCAAATCTTTGAGCATCATTAAGAGTAAGATCTCTAACTCTTACATCAAATATTGCGTTAGAACCGCGTGGTTCAACATATAATGATGTTGATGTAGCACTATATCCAATGCCAGGATTGATTACAATAACATCATCAAGTTTCCCATCAACGATAACAGGTCTTAAGATTGCGCCGCTACCGCCATTTTCTGCGACAATATTTGGTATAGAATAGTATTCTGATCCTTTACCTAATACCTGGACATCTACAATTCTTCCATTGGAGATGATTGGATTTAACTGTGCATTCTTTCCGTTCTTCAGACTGACAATAGGTTTTTTGTGTAAGTTAAGAACTTCAGATCCATACCCAGTTCCTTTTTCATAGAGATATGTGCCAGTGATTTCTCCAGTTACAACAGGAGTAAACGTGAACTGCCCACCAGTAGTTGCTGCAAACGATACATTAGCAACCACCTCAATTTCTGGATACTGGAAAATGTGATATCCAGATCCAGTTGATTGAATATCAACATACTTGGACTTAGTTAGATCCTCTGTAAGTGTTCCAGCAACTCCAACGTTTATAACTCTAAATGTATCTGAGTTTATTGTTGAGACTGAATATCTATTTGAAGTTGATAAACCAGAGATAGGAGTTCCAGTTGTTGAATATGTTACAATATCACCAGTTGAAAATCCGTGATCTTTGAATGCAAAAGTGTTATACTCTGTAGAAATACCAGAAGAAGGAACTCTGAGTTTTCTGTACTCATATCCAGATCCACCAGAGAGAACTTTGATCTTCTGAAGAGTTCTTGTTGATAATGTTCTAAACTTGTGAATACCACTAGAGAATGATGCTGTTGAGAATCCAACAGTGTTTATACCAGAAAGTGCATCACTATCACTGTTATACAGTTTGATCGTTCTGTTGTTTACATATCCAACAACATACTCATCACCACTAGATAATGATCCTGTGATTGTATTTGTGGGATCTCCAGCAACACCGATTGATATTGGTACATTGCCATTTCTATTGTAAATGACATGTTGTCCGTTTGCCAGATTGTGATCTTTCAAAAATGTGATTGTTTCATCGATAATATCAACACCACCACCAACAGACAATGCACGACTATCAAACTCAATCTCTCTAAATCTTTCACCAACGATTGGTTGTAAAGAACAACCAGATCCATTTCCACCAATCAGAGAAAGTGAAAATACGTCTTTAACATCAAAGTCTTGCGGATCAACGAAAACTTCTTTTACAGTTCCGGTGATGATTGGTTCAACTAATGCAGTAACTCCAGCGCCAGTTGAAATACTAATCTGAGGTGGATTTATGACGTCATAATCTTTTCCTCCATTGAGAACTTCAAACTCTTCTAGAGGACCGTAATAGATCTTATTTCTAGATTGTGGGCTGGAGATCTCTACACCATCAATCAAAATACCAACATTTTCAACACTTCTTCTTGGATTTTTTGATCCAAAAAGATTTTGTGAAAGTGGGAACTTTCTAAGAATAGTATTTGGTGCTAAAATTCTATCTTCTTGAGATTTAAGTGTAAATCTATGAATAGATGGAGTTGTATTTGGACCAAATCTGACAGTATCTGCAGTAGAAAGAAGTGCTTTAGAAGTGTATAATCTTATTTCATTTGGTGCTACAACTGTTACATAATAACTTTCACCAGAAACTAATCCAGACAGTTGATTATTGGATGTATATACAATCTCATCCCCATCAATGAATCTAACATTAGTAGAGAACTTGATAGTAGAATATGTCTTTAAAATAGAATCATACCCACCAAGATTGGTATCATATCCATTTGGGAGGGTAGATTCAATGATCTCATCTACAATCTCATATCCAGGAAGAGAGTGTGATGCTACGTATCCGAATTTACTATCATCTGTACTATAAACATTCAGTGTATTTGCAATATAGTTATTATTCCCAAGAAGAAGTTGTGTTCTTGAACTTGTTACTTTCTTGAGTTTTCTGCGTATATCGTATTGAACTAATGGTACTGGAGTAAATCCACTTAAACCACTTAGAATAACTTGTCTTGAGTTCTGATTAATACTGGTAATCGTTGCATCTGAGGCAGAAACAATCTCAGTGTTCTTAACTAATACCTCAACAGTATCACCTTCTTTCAAACTTGACTTATCAATATCACTGACTAAACTAAATGTAGATCCAGAGATAGATGCAACATTATATCTTGTACTCGTGTTGTAAATCCAAGAGTTAGCAAATACTTGCTTATAAGTTCTATCTTCAGATGGATTTTGAATAGACTCACCAACGTTACGAACAGTAATCTCTTCACCTTCTTCAATCAGTGAAAGATCTTCAAGAGGAACAAAGTCGGAGAGAACACCTGTAATACGAAGATCTACTCTCTTTGAAGGATCCCCATTCTCATATCCAAAAATAGTTTCATTTGCTCTAACGTTTTCACCAATAGTGATGTTACTAGTTACACCACTACACCCAAAGAACTGATTAACGCTCTTTGAGGTATATTCGATTGTGTTTGTTCCAGAAACAAGAGTTCCTGTTTGTCCGAATCCAATGGTTGAATCAACAGAAATAATTGAAGATCCTATTGATACGGTTTCAAGTGCTTTTGAGTTTCCTGGAACATCAAAAACACCTTCAATCAAATCTCTATCATTATATCCAACAAATAATCCAAGTTTATAATATGTTCTATCCTGTCTTGTGAATATTTCAACATCAGAAACTGATGCGTTTGTATTCAAATCATTAGATCTGAATATCGTTTGACCTTCAAGACCAAAAGGATTACCAGAAATATTCTCTGCTACAACAACTTCTCTTCTGATGTAATCTGCAGAAGATGGTTTAATCAGTCTTTTTTCAAGATCTAATAGTTTTGCATCTACTCCATAGAGTACCTTGAAGAGAATCTTTACAGATTCTTCGATACCTTTTGATTGATAGAAGTTTCTGGCGTGCTTAATGAAGTTTCCAACATTCAAATCAGAAACAAAATCAAGATCTTCCATTCCAGGAGTAAAAGTTCTCTTAAGTTTCCTATAAAACTCCTGCAAGAAGAGAACACTCAAGTTAACAACTTCTGCGTCTTGAGAATGAGATCCTGCAGAAGAAGTTGAAAATACTACGTTTTGTCTATTAACATTTGAAAAATCACTGGCGATTCCAACGTTATATCCAGTGATTCCACTAAATCCACGAACACATCCAGTAAATGTAGTCTCAGTCTTGGCAGTATAGGTGATAATTTCATCACCAATCTTTAACAGACCATATTCGGATGGAAATCCCTTTGTGGAAGATACTGTAATCGATGTATCTGTAGAAGAAATATTGGAAGAGAGAGTTGTTTTTCCAACGACAACTTCTGGAACGAGGTTATCTAACTTGATATAACGATCAAGATTATTAATCAGGTCAGATCCTGCACCCTGATATTCTTGAGAAATATAATACTGTCTAAAGAACTCAACAGCTTTTGGAAAATCTGCAACTAAAAACTCAGGAAGTTGGCTCTCAATAATCTTATTGAGTTCCACTCTCTTCTCAAAATGCGACATATTTTATTTCCTCTCTAAAGTTCCGTTTGGATAGCTTGAAGTATAGTAATCTCGTGTAAAGGTAACGCCAGAAATATCTTCACCAGATGCGATAACATCTTTTACCATATTTATTGTACTATTTGAAACATTAAAACTTAAATAGAGATCTTTTAATCCAACAACATCGTTAGATTCTGGGTATGCTTCAATCTCTATAACATCATTAGGCGAAGAAGTTTCTGTGATATTTACAGTGTTTAGAATGACTTCTCCTTTTTCATAATCAACGATTCCAGCATCTTTGGCAACAACAACTCTGTTATTGTTAGAATCAATCTTGACTAATGAGAGAATGCCAGTTTTTATATCAAGAGATGTTGGGCGAGTGAGAAAAACATTCGAAGCTTCTGCAGCATTAGATATAGTATTCACTCCAGTGCCTACGTTAGGAGTATCTGTAAGGTACACTACAGAGGACTCGCCAGCAATCTTAAATCCAGTCGATTTGATATTCCCTCCAGAGGGTTTTGCATGGAACTTATTACCAAAACACAACTCATATTGTGCAAACTGGTTCTTCAATACTTTCATATCTCTTCTAATCTTCACTTTCGTGATGTTTGAAGTGATTGCTGTATCAACTCTATCAATCAGTTGAAGAATCTTACTATACTTAAATCTTCCACCAAACTTATTAATATCAACATCCTTTGAATAAGAACTCAAAGCACCAATAACACTTGACTTCAGATCATCAACATTCGATGTTTGTGTTGTGTTATAGTAAACAGAAGATTCAATTTCAACATAAAGAACTTTCAGATCTATAATCTTCTGATTAATACCAGCGATTGAGTACTGCTTAATCTTATTCAGAATACGCTGCTTATCAAAGTCTGAAACATATGTACCATTCTTTGGTTTGATACTGATCTGAACAGTACCATATTGTGGAGGACTTAATTCTTCTCCACCAACAACAGCAACTGATTCTGTATTGGGGTAGATTGATTGAATAATCGCCTCATAGTCTCTTGCTGTTACCGCTCTATACTGTGCAGAATAGAGTCTAGGGGCGAAGTACTTGATTGAGGATACATTCTCTATCTCACCGCCGTTCATCGCCTTCTGAACGGTTGTAACGGGCACTGATGCAGAAGGAATGACTCTTATTTCTGATTCATCAACAAAGTTTCCTTGGAAATCAAATGCTGATGGACCATTACCATCTTCTCCATCAGTTACAATATAGCGAACAGTAATAACTGAGTTAGTTTCAAGTTTTTTACCAAAATATC